TATCAAACGAAATCCAATGGCAAGTTAAGTTCAATGAGCTTTGTTACGAAGTATTTTTTAAAAATAAAATAGGTGGTCAACTTCTTAAGCACTTAGAAGATAAACATTTTAGAATGCCTGTTGCTTTTCCTGGCAAAGAACCATCGTGGGCATACTTTAATGAAGGAAAGAATGAAGTTATACGATCCTTTTCTAATGCGATTCAGTTACATATGAATCAACCGGAAAAGACAGTTGATATTAAAACAATGAAGCGAGGTAAATAATGGACCAAGAAGCACCAGCAAGCGAAGTCGTAGAAGAAGCAGCAGCGCCAGCAGAACAAGCACCAGTAGAGCAAGCCCCTGTTGAACAAACTCCTAATGAAACGCAAGAGCCTCAAGCAGAGGTAGCACAGGCAGAGACTCCAACCACTGAGGAAGAAAAGCCAGTTGAGGAAGAGTCGCCAGAATGGTTTATGAAAGATAAATTTAAAACTGTTGAGGACCAAGCTAAATCTTACTCAGAACTTCAAAAGAAAATGGGCAAGTATTGGGGTAGTCCTGACGATAAGTATAATGCAGAGGGGATAGAAAATGTTGAGGCTAACGATCCACTAATAGAAAGTTTAATGCCTGCTTTAAAAGATATCGGTTTATCTCAAGATGGTTTTAAACATCTTGTCGAAGGATATAAAGAGGCAAACCTAAAAATGGTTAAGACTTTAGAGGAAGAGCTAAAGAAAGAGCTAACCGTCAATGATGCTCACACTTATCAAGCAGTTAATAAATGGATGGGTGAAAATTTAACTGCTGAAGAAGTAAGCACAGTACAAAATAACTGGCTACTAACCCCGGCAGATTTTAAATTATTTAATCAGATGAGATTGATGGCTGCACCCTCTACTAATATTCCTAGCTCATCAGCTAATGACGGTGTTAAATTTGAATCATCAGTTGAAGTTGAGAATGATAAAATTAAATACCGAACAGAAATTAAAAATAATATGAGAGCTAAAGATAAGAACCATGAAAATGAACTTGCTGCAAGATTCAGAGACGCTAAGTCAAGAGAGATAAGAGGGCGCTAACGCATACGTCTAGCATATTCTTTTTGTTGTAGCATCTTAGGTTTGTTATATGAATCAAGCCACCCAACGTGACCGTATTGAAAGGCTGCGCTTCCGTGGCTAGCGTAATCATGTATTTCTTCTGAGCTAAAAGCCTTTAACGATTCATTGTATTTAGCTCGGCTTGCTTCTAGCGCAAGGAGGCCGTTCTTGCATGTGTCTTCTTTGAACCAGCATCTCTTTAAGTTGTTTCTTGCTACCTGGACTCTTTCTATTACTCTAAGTCTTGGCACGGGGGTAATTGTTAAGCCTTGCTCAAGCAATAATATACGTCTAGTCTTGCCACTTGACCATTCTGTTTGTGCTACGTCATGCGGTAAAAAATGGTGACCATAACCAGAAAACCCATACGTTTCTTTAACAGAATGAAGTAGTTTAATGTAATATGGTATGTCTTTATAGTTTGCTTCATGATAATGAAAGTATCTAAATTGCTGCGATTCTCCTACGCCTATCACTTGAAAAAACCATATAGCATTGCTATCCCTCGACCCAAGATCCCACGACGTGTGGATTGGTAAGTTTGGGTATATATTTAAGTCTTTTACTATCCTTCCCTCATCTCTAGCTATCTGCATGTGTTCTGCAAAGTAAGTTCCTTTTGTCGCTACCGTGTGGTCGCAATAGTATTCTTGCCTTACTATCTCTGCATCCATTCCACTATCTAATTCATCTTGGACCTGCTCAGGGCTAAAGATATAATTGCCGTCGTTGTCACGCGATTGATCTACTGTAAGTTTTTCTGTGTACCAACCAGTATTATTAAGATTAGATTGCATCAGTTGGTAGGCATGATTCATACCAAGATAGGTAAAGTTAAAGCAAGCAAACCCGTCTGAACGCAACACGATAGGTCTAAGGTAATCCCATACTGTAGGGGAGGTTCGTTGATACTCGCTAAAGAAAATACCTTTAAGGTTAGACCCTAGGTGTGACCCAAGGATACTATCAGCTCCCGTGATGTGGAGCATGGAGCCATTAATAAAATATAGCTTCCTCTCTGTGTTGTTTGGTGCCCTGGCTAATAAATGACTAGGTATGTCGTCAAGCCATTTACCACCTTTCAAATTAGTTGATTCCCATATGACAGATTTTGCTTGTTGAATCTTAGGTAGTAAATAAATGTAATTCCCTCTCACCATCGCAGCGTTAAGCCATGCAAGGGTGAATAGGCATGCGTCTTTCCCTGCTCTACGATGCCAGTTCAAGCAATACCTATTGTAATTACCTGAAAGAAACGCCTGGAATAATCTTTTTTGGTGAGGGTACGGGTTAAAAATATCCTGAAAAAAATCTATCTCTTTGATTAGCATGTGGTTCGCCTGCGCCTATTATTAGCCTGCTCTTTAGGGGTTGACCATTTACAATTAGATGACTCGTAATTTCCATCGTTGTTTATCCTATCGATAGAGTGCGCTTCTGAAGGTCTTGATTGCATATCATCAAAGAAGTTTTTAAAGCTACCCTTCCATCTGTCGCAAATTGTTATGCCTCTGCCACCATAATTTTTATATTCTTTATCCCTGCTATTTAAACATCTTCCTTTCATATGTTCCCACGCTGAATATTCTGGAATATGAGCTAGTCCATGCGTGGTATTTAATTCCACTCTAAAGCAGCCACATGAAATTGTTTTTTTTGTTCTAACATGCCCGTAATGCTTTACGCATTCAATACCACAATCACAAATGCATTTTACTTTCTTGTAAACTGTAAGTTTAGGGTTGCGTCTAGATCTGCTTCCAGGGATAATTTCTAAGATAGTTAGCCGTCCGACTTTATCACCGACGGATAATTTTGATACAATAGCTTTACTCACTACATTCTCCTTGACAGATTGTTTTGATAGGCCGGGGTAAGCGGGCGCTTATTCCTAGCCGTTAATTTCTCTTATGGTAACTAATGAACTACCGTTTTTTATAATTTCCCCTCTCGAGACAATAAGCTTATCAATCTGTTCATCATTAGGAAACATCTTTGAGCACTCAAGACTGTCAAGTGTGGATTTGATTCGATTGTCTAGGTCATATTTTCTACGGTTCGGTGCGCAAAAAATAATCTCTACAACCAGTCTTGCCTTTGCATCAAACGCTCCAGAGTATTGATTAAGAATAATCATAGCCGAACACCTATGCTCACGCGCCTTTTTTGTAAGCATGATACCACCAACTCTAGTACGAGAATAAAGATGATTAACGCTAGGCGGCCAAGGAAGTTCAACCATAATCATTTAGTAAGTCCACATGGCAGACGCAAATCTATTATTATGCTTATCAGCCAAGCCGACATGTATAAATCTATGACTAGGAGTTCCCTTTTGATGAAACCCAATGCGAGTCACACCGTAATCAAGAAACAATTTAGCCAGAGAGACCGCTCGAGAACCGTGGCAAATCACATCACAAGCAAGGCCTGTTGTGTGCTCGCCTGGTTTATCTTTTGTAACTTCAACGGGATGTGATGCACATCGATACCCGCTTGATAAAAACATAGGCTTTCCAATCTTGCTTCTTATCTCCTGAAGCATATCAACTAGCTCCGGTAACACTTCGCACTTGCCGCAATGCGTACAAGCAAATTCTTTTTCAGACCAGTTTTCCCATGTGCTCCAGTCCATTATTTATCCTTTAGTTTTTTTTTATCAGATGAAAAATCAACATCAATTCCATGCTTAGCGAGTACTTTTTCACTTGCTTGTTCAACGGGGTGATCAATAATTGTAGTCATCTTCTCAAAAGCAAGTCCGACAATCATCGCCAACGCAATCATCGCTAAGGGAATAAGCGGTGCAAATCCTTTTTGCTTTTTCATATTAACCTCACTGTTTAAATCCTGTGTGTGTGTTAGCACGTAAGACTCTACGTGCTTCAAATAAAAAATGTTCTATGTTCATTGCTCTTCCTGTTCTGGCTCTGCTTTACTCGCTGCAATAACCTCCTCAGTCTTAGCTTTGTGAGCCGCTACCACTTCTGGAGTATGAAGAAAATCGCAAACATATTTAACGTCGCTATCTTCATTTGTGTAATCGTCCCCAGGAGAGATTAAACTTAAGTGGTTGGGTTGATGGTTACTTAGCCGACCATCAACTATCTCATATCTTTCATCTAGTATTTGTATGTTTTTAGTTACACAGCAAATATTAATTTGTTTTAAATTTTTAATCATTTTATCACCTATGCTATTTTTACAAAAATTGTCAGCTCTATTGTTACAGCGCTGCCACTTACAAAATCTGACGCTAATATTGTATTCGCTGTACCAGCATTGTTAACAGTCCTTATAGCGCACCATGCTTGCCCAGATGTGACAACGGGATTTATTAAAGACAAAGTGGCTGGCTGATTTATTCCCGCTCCATCTATACGATTAAAAGAGCCTGATGACCCTGGGGATGGGGTGATTGGAATTGATATCCTAGCTACCCCTGATGATGTGGTGAATGTTGGCGTACAAACCAAATTAATTGTAA